GCCATCAACATTGCCTGCATTTCCTGCGGCCCCATCATCGAAACGCCAAATTCCTTGTTGACGTTTAGCGTGATGGATTGCTCACCAAGCCCGCCATAGAAGGCCATCCATGCAAGTGCCTGCTCCAAAGCATCCTTGAGCGCGTCTGCCATCATTGCCAGCGTTGACGTTTCCTTGGCTGCATCCAGTGCCGCGCCCGTTGCCGATTGTGCCTTATCCACCAGCAGTTGAAGGCCAAGGGCCTCCATTTGAAACTCAAGGTCTTTCAGATCTTGCCGCCCCGCGCCGATGGCCTGGCCCTTATGCTCAACCCATTCTAGTTTGGCCTGCGGGTCGCGTGATTGAACCGCCGTGCCTGCGCTGATCGTCAAAGGTTCATCTTCGTTGCGCCCCGATGCGTGAAGGATCGGCACCCGCGCAAAGTGCAGAATGTTGCGCTGGTCTGACTGCGACTGCCAGTGCGCGATATTCACATCGGCCATGTCCTCAAGAACAGGTTCGCCTAAGAAAAAGCCTGTCCGTTGCGCGTAGAACGGAATGACCGTGATTTCTGGGGCTTCGGTGATGTACGGCTCATCAACCTGCACCCATTTCTTGTCCTTCGCCTCGCGGTAAATGCGGACCTGAACGCCGTTGTCCAGCCGATCAAGAACACGCACTTGCTTGACGCTCAACTGCTTAAACTCGTCGTCGGGGTCAGGTTCTTGGATTGCTTCCATGATGCGCAGTTGCGACAAGGCCAGCACATTGCCAAAAAGCGCCGTTTTCCAGCCCAGAATATCCTCAACGCGCAAATGCACCAAGTAGGGGCGCAAGCCCATGCCTGCCGCCTGTGCGCGGGTGGTTTCGCCTTCCCTGCGCGGGGCTTCAACCATGATGTAAGAAACGCCAGGGCCAAAGCCGTCTTTGAATACGTCAGCCGCAAAAACGCTCAAGTCACGGCCCTGCATGTCGATGTTTTCGGCCCAATCCACAATTTGCTGTGGGGCTTCTGTCACCTCAACGGACTTGTCAAACACCCGGCCCGTCATGTCCTTCACGGTCTTTTTGAAGCCGTTGAACAGCCAAGATGAATTGAGGCGGGCGTTGTAATCCACAACATCCTCGGCCTTAAATCTTGGCAGATACATTTCACCTGCGGCCCGCATGGCGCTGGTGCCAGCCATCAAGGCCCGGCCCTTCGCCGTTGCGGCAACCATCGCGGCAACCGTATCTGATCTTTTTGCTACGGTGTCGCTCATGGATTACCTCAGAATGGCAAAGGCCCAGCGGTCATGCTGTTGCGGTCAATGGGCCACTCGCGGTGGACCATGTAGCCGATGGCTGTTGTGATGTGCTGGCTTTCGTTTGTCTGATCTTCCTGAAACGTGCTGCCCTTTTGGAGTTGCACGGTAGACAAACCCTTGTGGCACATCGGTGCCTTGCTTGTGTTTACGAACAGGCTTCTTTCACCTGTGGCGCTGCATATCTTGGCGCGAACTGCGTTCTGCCTGTCTTTGATGGCGGGTGCTGCCCGCGCAACCTTGCGGCTGAATGACCAGCCCGCAGTTCTCAGAACGTCCTCGATTTCGGTATAGTCGGACGCATGGCCGTGCTTTTCGCCTGCCCTGCCTGCCGGGTCGCCGTATATGTCCACCCGCTTGTTCACGTGGTCTTTGTACCGCTCAACAAATTCAACCGCTGACTGCCGTGATACCGCGCTTGTCAGAACGATTTCGTCCAGCAAAAACAGGCTGTCCTTGCGCCTTACGCCGATGGCCGATGATAGCGGTGTGAAGTTCTGATCGTGCATCCAGCAAAGCTGCTCATGCGGCTCAATGGTTTCTGCGGTGTGGTTTGCCGCGTTGTAATCCTCGTAAATCCGCCCCGATGCCGTTTCAAAGCTGGCTTCAAATTCCTGCTTGAACTGCTTGTTGCTCATTACCCGCTTGGCCGATGCAATCACATCGGGGGGCAGGATTTCGGACGATTTCCAGTGATACGCTGCCCATTCTGGATCGCCAGAGTTAAGCGCATATTCGTACATGTCGAAATAGTGGTTCAGGCCATCGGGTACGCCGATCAGCCAACACCACGCCCGATAGTCTGGCCGCAGGGGTGAAACAGTGTTTAGGGCTGGCAGAATGTTTGCCTGCCATGCGTCCTCTTTCACATCTGCAATTTCGTCTATGACGCCGCCCGTCCACGGTATACCTTCAATCCGCTGCGGCTTGTCCAAGCCGATCATGTGGATTTCGCTGCCGTTTGGCATGAAGATCTTTAGATCACTCTCGCTTGGCCTTTTGTTGTGGGATGCTGAGAAGGTCAGCGCCTTCATGTCGTCCCAAAATATCTTTTTCACCTGATCGCGGGTCGGTGCCGCGCAGAAGTACAATTCGCCCGCGTTTTTCATTGCCTGCTTGGCAACGTATCGCTTGGCGCGTTCTGTCTTTCCAGATCGCCGCCCTGCTGGCACAACCTTGAACCTGACAACCTCGTCTTTCAGGCGTAGCTGCTCCGGTATGTCGATCAGCGGATACCAACGCGCAGCCTGCCGATCTAGTTGCAGGCTCATCCTGGCAGGTTGTCGGCCAGGTGGATAAGGGCGTCAGCAATATCGGTGTTTTTGTTTTCCTGCTCAATCTTGTCCGTTTGGCCCAGATATTGCTTGCCGCACCACACCAACATTGTTGGGTTTAGCTTTTCCGTTGCGGCCTTCCATTGCGCCCGGCGCAGCGAAGCGTTGCCTTCGCATGAATGCTTTTTATAGAGGTCGGAAAAACCGGGCTGGCCTATCTTTTTCAAGGCCACGTTCAGCGTTTTGTCTGTGACGCCATAAACGCTGCAAATTTCGTCTTGTGTGCATTGAATGCGGATCATTGCGACGATTTTGCTAAATTCCTTTTCACTCAACTCGAATGGCGGTCTGCCGCCTTTGTTCTTTTCTGCCATCGGACTTCCCGTCCTTTAGTGGGGGCATCCCGCCCTCACTTGTTGAACAGCCGCCGCACCGCGTATGACCGCGCTACGGAAACGACTGTGTAAATTGCTGTGATGCCCCATGCGTCTGGGGCTGTTACCGCGTATCCAAACGCGGGAAGCACTGTGAATGTCAGCGCCAAGGAAACGCCAAAGCCAATCGCCGTGCTGGTGATGGCTTCAACCGCGCTTAGGCTGCGGCTTTGCATCGCTCTGCTTGCAGTTCTTCGTATGTCTGGCCTGTGGCCTCAAGCGTTGCCTGCTGGCCTGTGAAGTCCTGCCAGCGGGTGATGATTACATCGCAGTATTTCGGGTCGAGTTCCATCGTTAGCGATTGCCGCCCAATCTTTTCGCAAACAACAACAGAAGTGCCGCTGCCGCCAAAAGGCTCATACACATATTCGCCGGGATTAGTGTGATTAAGATATGCTTTTTCGTAGAGGATGGCTGGCTTTTGAGTTGGGTGCGAAGTCCTCTCCTCCTTGCTTCCGCCCATGATGTGATTAGGCGGTGCGGCGTCCCATATCGTCGTCTGCTTGCGGTCGCCTTTCCAGTTATGCGTTTTGCCCTTGCGGATGGCATACCAACACGGTTCGTGCTTAAAGTGATAGTCGCTGCGGCCCATAACCATCACAGACTTATTCCAAATAATTTGCTGGCTTGGCTCAAGCCCTGCGTTACGAAGGCTGTGCATTACAACATCGGTGAATGAACTGGCATGCCAGACATAAGCCACGTTCCCTTCAAAAAGCGCCCAAACCTCGGTCCAGTCGGCCCTGTCGTCATTATCGACTAGGTGGGCGTTCCCCTTGCCCATCGCCTTGTCTCCAAGCGCCTTGTCTCGCCAAGACTGATCCAACTCCACTCCATAAGGCGGGTCCGTGACCATCGTGTTTGGCTTCTGCCCATCCATCAGCTTATCCACCGCATCAATGCTCGTGCTATCTCCGCACATCAGTCGATGCCGCCCCAGCAGCCAAACATCGCCCTCGACAGTGACAGGCACCTCTGGGGCTTCCGGCACCGCGTCCTCGTCGGTCAGTC